GTGCTGACTGATACAAAATTAAAAAGTATGAAGCCGCAGGACAGGCTTTATAAAGTGTCTGATCGTGATGGCTTGTATGTTGCCGTCACAAAAAACGGAACAATTTCATTCAGGTATGACTATCGTTTTAATGGCCGCCGTGAAACGGTGACGTTTGGCAAATACGGGCCTGACGGTATCACACTGGCACAGGCCCGCGAATTACTGAATGATGCGAAAAAGCAGCTGAATGCAGGTATATCACCGGCTGCAAGCAAGCGTGACGGTATCGATAAGCGAAAGGGCGCAACGGTATTCGGTGAATATACCGTCAGATATCTGCGTGAAGCCCGCCTGGCGGATTCGACACGGGCAATGAAAGCCTCGGTGGTCGAACGTGAGATAGTGCCGGTACTGGGTCGCCTGACGCTGGAAGAGATAAGCACGCAGAGGTTACGGTCATTGTGTGAAAAGATCCGTGACCGTGGCGGACGGGCAACCGCATTACAGGTACGTGAGATTGTCGGCGCGGTATTTGATTATGCCATTGACCGCGGCTATGAGATCAGTAACCCGGCAGCAGGCATAAAAGCATCCACTATTGCCACCTTTGAGCCGCGTGAACGTGCTATGTCACCAAAAGAGATCGGCATATTCTTCCGAGAACTGGAGAACTACAGCTGTTATCCGACTCTGAAACTGGCCGTTAAATTTGTGCTGTTAACCCTGGTGCGGAAAACGGAATTTATCAAAGCTACCTGGGAAGAAGTCGATTTTAAACGTGCTCAGTGGGTGATCCCGAAAGAACGGATGAAGCGCCGTCGGGAGCATGTGATTTATCTCTCCCGGCAGGCACTGGATATGATGACCGGATTTCAGGTCTGCGCCATGGGGAGCGAATACCTGATCCCGGGGCGCTATGACATCCGTAAGCCGCTGTCGAATGCCGCGCTGAATAATGTGATTGATGGTGTGGTTAAACGGATAAATGAGAAGGGGATTAATTTTGCACCGCTGACGGTACATGACCTGCGCCGGACGGCCAGCACGTTGTTGCATGAGGCGGGGTTTAATTCCGACTGGATAGAGAAGTGTCTGGCCCACGAACAAAAAGGCGTCCGTGCCGTGTACAACAAAGCGGAATACGCTGAGCAGCGCCGCGACATGTTGCAGCAGTGGGCCGATATGGTTGACGGGTGGATTGAAGAGTGTAAAGCGGGGTAATTACTCGTCGCCTAACACTTTACAGGCGATCAGGGATGAAAGGTAACACGCACCGACCGGCAGCCAGAATGTGGAATAAAACATCACGGCGGCTATGTCGGTGCTGGTATCTGCGCTTCTGCTCAGTTCTGCGAAGAGATAACCGGCAATCCACAGATAGAGTGCAAGGATCAGCATCGGTGCCTCCTATCCGTTTTTGCGCTTGTTCTGTGTGTCATCGTCGCCGCACTCCTTTGAGCAGTACGCGCTGCCGGGCATAACCGGTTCATCACGGCACCAGATACAGAAACCGGTAAGGCTCTGCGGCTTCGGTGGCCGGTTGGCAAGCGCGGTAGTCAGCCGCAGTTCGTTTAAATCATTGGCTTCATCGATAATATCGGCCATAAAATTACCTCAGTTGTATGTCACTGTTAACCTGATCCCCGTACACATCCCATTCGCCGTATTTCTCCCTGGCAAACAGTTCAATGCGCGGGACATCGCCATATAAATCTTCCAGCCGGTGATGTACTTCCTTCGGTTTCTCGCTGTGTTCACCGAGGCAGGAATACACTACCTGCCGGACGCTGGCAGACCGGCGTTCTAGTCCCCGGCCTCTGGTAGCAATCAGACATACCTCTGCATTAGCGCGGGTATAGTTACCGCCGTTGATCCGTGTCTCTGAGGTCAGCAATTCCATGAAATCAAAGAAATCCTCCGGAGGTTTCGCATCTATCCGACCACCGGCGTTTTTGTTCAGCTTCACCCACACGAACCCGAGGCCGGTACGCACTTTAAATCCCCACGCCTCAGCCAGCTCGTAAGCCTCACGGACAAAGTTACCCGTGTACCACATGCAGAGTACGGAGTTGTCAGAGGCTATTTTTTCGATAGGTAAGCGGGTGAGGGAATAAAAATCGGTGGTGTTGTAGTGGTTATCTGCCGCGCCGTTGGAGGATTTGTTGCTGTATTGCCAGGGTGGGTCTGCGAGAATTAAGTCATACTTTTTCATTGGTCACCTACGCTGAGTAAATCAGCTTTCTGAAATACAGCCTGATGAGCGATAGTGCGGTTTTGAATTTATTTCCTTCATGCTCAGTAATGAAATGACGTTCACATTGTTCACAGGTGTAGCCGTAATAAAATCGCTCACTTTCATTAAGCCGTTTATTGCATATTTCGCAGCGGTGACTATTTTTCATTCTCCGCCTCTTTCATTATCAGGAAACAAATCATGGCCGCTCGATAATAATGTTTATCATATATTTCAAGTTCGCCTTTTTCTTCATCAAAATGACGCGCACCCCAGCCAATATCCTTATCGATATAATTCATGCATATCTTATTCTCAATAATAATAGGCATTGCGTCCGCTGGGTTGTTGCATGGGTCGAATGGCATTGCGTCCATATCATCGAATAAAACGATTCCCGTGCGGTCATATGCGATTATGTTTAATTTTAGATATTTCGCTACGGCTTTATTAATTTCGTAATCTGTCACTTCTTTGTGCTTCATCATTTTATTACCTCTCGTTTTCTGTAAATAAACCCACCACTGACCTCTTGCATTTTAATGATGCCTTCCGATGCCATTTTTCTCGCCAGCTTCCTTGCTCTGGTATGCGAATCTTTATACCTGCTGATAAAAAGGCATCCATTGTCTTCAATGTACTTATTGATGTGAGATTTATTCTTTATTTTGTGTACGAACATACTTTTTCCTGTCATTTTCGCCTCACCACCTCCGCACACACTAATTCAACATTCCACACAGTCGTCATCTGCACTGCGCGGCTCTCACATTCTTCGAGCGTATAAATATCATCGGTAACAGGCACAGCAGAGCCGTGCATTACCAGTAGTAATACAAATCCGATTGTCATGGTTAGCTCTGGATTTTAGGTATAAAAAACCCTGCTAGTGCAGGGTGCTATTTGATGGTTGATATCCACATTTTTATTGTTTCTAAGTTATGCCTGCCGCTAAATAAATTAATTAATGGTGATTTTTCATGATAAAAGCCACCGCTAACACTTGCTTTACTTATTAACTTCTCTATAGATGAATTGTATTCCATTAGGAATTTTTTTATTCGACTTATTGCCATGGATGCTAATCTGTCATGGTTCATTAATTTTACTTTATATATGTCAAGTTGGTCTATATTGTTAAATTTATTTATAGAAAACCCAACTCCCGACCTATTATTATGAATAGATATTCCGCTCTCGTTTTTTAAAATCATGGCATCATCATTAACAGGGAAATCTAGTATTCTTTCAATTGTATCAATTAGTTGGCTTAAATCATCTGCAAGTGCGGATTTAACTCTACGTATCTCTTTGTTTTTGGAATCTTTTTGAAGGCAGTAAACAGTTATTGTAACCACAATTCCTAATGCTGAAATTATAGTAAAAAACATCGATATAAGTGATATTATAACACTTTCGCCTTTAGTTTCTACGGTGAAATAACCAACAATAACAATGGTCACTATTAGAAACCAAGTCACTACAGTAATAACACTGATAATAAAATCTTTCATTCCGTCGAAATCATCAATATTACGTTTCATTATACCCCCTATAAAAAGACGGCGTATTGTACCTGTATAAGTGGCTAAACACATCCGTGTGTGTCACTATTGTGGTATCTGGCTAATCAACGTCATCCCATATGCACCATGCGCATTCACCGTCAGCCTCAATAACGCCTGTATGGCCGCAATTCTCACAGGTGACTTTGTCTCCATCATAAAACCAGTCATCTCGGCCTTTTTCTGTTTGTACTGTTGCTGACTCATGCCCACACTTTTCACATGCACCGAGCCACTGTGCTTTTAGCGTTTTCATATTCATTCCTCTGTTATCAGCATATAAGCCCTTATGAACTCTTCCGCGACCGGCGCGACGATGGCATTTCCGTAGGCGCGGAGTTTTCCCACCCGACCGGCAGCATCATCAGCTCTCTCGCCAAAGTCAGGTGGCAGCATTCGAGATTTTTTATCTGCTCCCGTGACGGCCTGCCATCCATCCCAAACATGTGCAGCCATAGCTGGCGGTACAGCGTATCGTTCCGCATCCTCCCGTCTTTCCGGAAGAATGACTGACTCACATCCCCGCAGTCTTTCCCGCCCCGCGTTGTCGGAGTCGGCCACCCAGAACAATCGCTGTCTGATATGCGGCGCACCGAAGCCCGCAGCGCATAAATCAACTGCGCCGACGGCGTAGTTCGCTGCTTCCAAGTCAGTTTGAACAAGGTCGAGCCATCCGAGGCCGTCTTTGCTTGCAACCTGTTCACCAAAGATAACGCCAGGTTTGCACTCGCTGATGAGGTGGAAGAATGCAGGCCAAAGGTGCCGCTCGTCAGCAAACCCATTTCCTTTGCCCGCCGCGCTGAAAGGCTGACACGGGCAACTTCCTGTCCAGACTGGTTCATCATCAGGCCATCCTGCACGGCGCAGGGCGAGTGACCACACCCCGACACCGGCGAAGAAGTGGCATTGTGTGAATCCGCGTAAGTCATCTGGTGTGACATCTTCAATACTCCTTTCGTCCACTACACCCGGCGCTATATGACCGGCAGCAATGAGATTCCGTAACCACTGAGCAGCGAACGGATCGTTTTCGTTGTAAAATGCAGTCATTGTTATTTCCTCAGCATCCCTGCCGGTTAATACAGCTCAAGCTGGTCTTCGATTTTCCGTAATGTTTCCGGGTCGGTATCAATTGGTTTAGCCATCCAGTCGACAGAAACAAGGCGGCCGTTAACAAGAACGCCAATGTTGAAATCGTCTGATTCACGTTGCTTCCAGCCGTTTTTAATGGCGTCATTTCGATTATCAAAGCGCTCATAGTCGGTGTAATATTCGATGCCACTACCTTGGTCATTGCAGTAAGCCTGAGCACAGATATAGATATATTCAGTTTTCATATTATTCTCCTCAGCATCCCTGCATTACGCTTCACCCTGAAACGGTGGGGTTATCAGAAGGGGATACAATCAGCTGGTATGTGTCACCATCAATCACACAGATAACACCGCTGATAGCGCACCAGAGTGCGATCCCGTGCAGTGACAGGGTGATACTGTTGATATCAAGAATCATGTGGCGCTCTCCGCATTAATGATCATGGCGAACGAGTCGATTTGCATCGATGGCATTATCCGGTTTAACCCGGTTACGCATGCGATTAGCGACCCACTGCCGGACTTCGCTTTCTTCCCAACGTACCGCTCGTTTAGAGAAGTAACTTCTTTTGGGAAAATCACCTGCTTTTTCCAGGTGGTATATGGTGGTTCGGGATAATCCGACGATGCGCCTCACTTCTTTGAAGTCGATAGGTTTTTTTAATGGGATCATTGTGTGTTCTCCAGCGGGGGATTTCTCCCCCGGCAAAAATTATTGATACTCAGGCTTCATATCACTCAGCGTCATGCTGAATTGCTCATGCAGCTCAGCGCCGAGTTTCGTTTTACGGGCATTCAGCAGTTGTTCCACTTTCTGAAATGCTTCTGCGGCTTCCGGTGTGCCTGGTTCCGGTAGTGAATTGATCTCCGCTTCCAGCAGGTTGCGTGAATCAATAACGTGATATGCCTGAACCGCTTTGTTTTTCAGTTCAGTAAACAGGGTGATGCCCATGGCCTTTTTGCCTTCATCAATCCGGCTGCGGATATCTTTCACAGCATCCAGTGTTTCGGCGGAATCGATAGCGCGGCGGATTGCCTCAGCGTCGAATTCTTCAACCAGTTCGCCGGTGACTTCTTTTACCGGCTCCGGCTGCTGTGGTTCTGCCTGCTGGTGGGATAACTCGCTGAGTGTTACGCGCTCTTTCGACGGGGTGACGTCTTTCATGGCGCGTTCCTGAATCTCGTCCGGTGTGTAAACGCCCATAATCACTTCCGGGCAATACAGGCGTGACCAATATTTTATTGCCAGATAGGCGATCTGCTGCTTCGGCATATTTGTCCAGAGCGGTGAGTTGCGCGTCTGGACATCAGCCAGATAAACCGGCTCACCCCAGGTTATTTCACTGTCACCACGCAGCACCGCGCCAACTTCAACATAGAGGCCAGACTCATCGCGGTTTTTGTCTTTTTTTCCGACAATTTTTTCCCATTCTCCGCCATAGCGGTAATGAAAGCGGCCATCAATAGCGGTTGAGCTTGTGATTGCGGCATTGACCAGTTGAGCTTCGTAACCGAGTGTTCCGTTAATAACATGGGTTTTCTGACCAACAACGAAAGGGTCCATGCCCCAGCGGGCGGACTGCATTGTTATTGCCAGACAATCAGAGGGTTTACCCTGTAAATGTTTCGGTACCGTCACGGTGCCGGATGCCATTAACTCAGCAAAGCGCATCAGGCGATCCATTGAATCCGGATTCATCAGCAATGAGGTGTTATTCATAACGGTCGGTGGTGTACTGGTTTGAACAGTTGTTACTTCTGACATAATGATATCTCCAGCCCGACCATTGCCGGGCATCAAATAGGGTGGGTGTTACGCGGCGTCCATTTACAGCGATTCCAGGCGGCGCATATCGAAATCGCTCAGGCCGATAGTGAGCGTGGTGGTGACCGGGCCCGGCCATACATCGGTGTCCATAGCCTGGCGGATATCGCGAAGTGTCTTTTTGTATTCCAGGCGGCCGAGTTCCAGTAAATCCGGCGAAGCTTCGACCACCGCGACCCAGTTGTAATTTTCGTCTTTGTTAACGAAGATCCAGAAGAACTGGTCGAGTTCGGCAATATCGCAGTACATGGCCGCGCTGACGTGATAATCGCGGTTGAGTATTTCCCGGCGGATCATGGCCTCGATTGCATCCTGCTTGAAGCGTCCGAGTGATACCGATTTCAGGTCGAACCCGATACGGCTATCCGTGGTGGATATTTCAAGGTCTGGCCGGACGCGGACTTCCAGCCCGGTATCTTCATCAATACCGTAATAACTGACTTCCACGGCGCGGCCCGGATGATTAATCAGCGGTCTGATTTCAGGGTGCTGGTAGACAGCTTCCTGCATGGCTTTGCCGAGCTTTAACTGATCACCAGTGATACGGATACGTGATTCATCTGCCTGCCATGCCTGCATTAACTCATCAGCGAAAACAGTGCCCGGCGATACGGCTTTGATTCTGGCGATAAGGTCTTCTTTCTTACCGGAAGTAATCAGCGGATCAGGTTTATTGCGTTCTGCTTCCACCAGCTCAGGGTTTATCGCTTCCAGTTCCCGAATCATATCGATGCGTCCGCCGGATGTTTTCAGCGGTACCGGCAGGGTGTTATTGAACATTTTGATGCAGGCTTTCATTGCCGCGGCGGTGTGCTTTTCGTGCTCAGGAATGGTACGGAAAGCATCAGGAAGAGAAACATAGAGAGAGCCGATTTCCTCCGCGTTACCGGACAGAGATAACGGCTGCGGCAGTGTGGCGTTATGTGCCTCAATCTCTGCTTTCAGCTCGTCGTTGCTCATCACCGGCACCAGACCGGCATTGTAACTCTCTATCCATTTCTTCATGGATTCGGTATTGGTCAGTGCATCAGCCGGGATAACCGGCGGCAGGCTGAATTCCGCGTCCAGCTTTTCCGGTTCCAGTACCAGGGTGTGAAACAGGCTGCCGAAATCCAGTGCTTCAGAGCGCTCACGCTGAATCACTTTTGTGATGTGGCGGCGCTGGTAATACATCAGGCTGATCCGCGCATCTTTCAGCATGGTGCTGCTGATGCCGTTCGATGTGTGATACGTTTCGTTAGGGATATCCGGATAGCGGCCCGGCTCAAAGTGTGGCGGCTCCGTGGATGCCTGACAGTCATTATCGGTCATCACCTCATTCTGTTGATAAACGGTTTGTTTATCATTTTTTGCAGCAGAATGATCAGCGGCAGGGAATGCATCCTTGCCGCACAGTGATTCAAAATACTGCTTTTTATCGCTGGTGGCCGGGTACTTATTCATATTCATGATGACGTGTGCCAGCGCTTCAATGCATTGCTCATCCGGCAGTGACTGTAAGCAGGTTGATGATGTGGCTGCGAGGCCGACACGGAAAATAACGTTGTCGTACTTTTCCAGAGCCTGGTTGGATTTATCGCCGTTGATACGGGCAATCAGGTCAGTAGTTGCTTTCGCTATATCAATGCATGCCTCGCCGCTGGCCATCATTATCGCCGCAGCTAAATTAGCATCCATACGTTCTTTATTGGTTGTTGCCATTGTGCTCACCTATAAGTTGATCTGTCCGTGCGGCGGTTTTGGTGGTGAAAGCCCACTTAATGCCGGTACGGAATGATTTAAACTGCTGTTGTTTGCCGCACACGATAAAAACGTGCAGGCCGTTGAGAATAAAAAATGTCATGTTACCCACCATTTGAATAAACCATTTGTTTATGTTTTGGCGTATAGCAAAACCGACGGTTATCGCCAGTTCATGTAATTCTTCACGTTCCGATCCCGCGTTCCGGTTCTACGGGTTAGCGAGGACATTCTGCTGCATCAGAATTAGGGGTTGTGTTGCAGTCCAGGCTGTTAAAGAGCATGACCAATGTGGTCAACTTGATATGAATGATAACCCGTAATTGAACGTTGTCAACAATAAAAAACAATAAAAGATAAACAAATTGATTATCATTACAGCGAAAAAAAGCCAGCTCGAGGCTGGCCGATTTTGCATCTGTCTGAGTTTATTACCGGTTTTTCTTTATGATGAACTCGATAAAGTCCTGGATCTGTTCTTTCTCTGCCGGTGACAGTGCGGCATACCGTTTCTGGTCATACTTAATGACGTCGGTATCGTTGGACGGGATCAGCAGCTCATAGGCTTTACGGCCCAGCGCCTTGGCGATAGAGTCCACGCTGTCCACAGTGGCACTGGTTTCATTCTTCACGATACGGTTAATCGTTGACTGCCCCAGCCCGCTTTTAACAGACAGTTGAGTCTGTGACTTCACGCCGTCAGTCAGCATGAAGGTACTGATGTTATCTGCGAGTATGGCGCCGATCTCGGTCGGTGAATAGATATCGTCGGTGCTTTCTGCCGGCCGGTTGTAATGGTCGGTATCCATCCAGTATTTTTGCACCCGAGTGACATGCTCTATCTTCCGGGCAACCGCGTCACTGATATTACGGTGGCTCTTCAAATCGGATGAGGAAAGGTAGCGGGAAATGATGTTCGGGGCGAACCCCAGCGCATCGGCCAGCGCTTTCTGTCTGCCGTCGTAATACTTCTCCAGAATGAAGATGAGGTTATCTCTCCTTATCTCATTGATGTTTTTCATATGGGTTGCCTGATTAAAATGTATTCGTAAATGTTTATCTGATTCCGCCATTAAACAGAATCATGACCTTGTTGGTAAATGACCATGTTGGTTATTATTCTCAGAATGTTTAACGACAGAACAGGAAAAATATGGAAGATTTCAATTTTCAAGCATTCTGGAATGGTCTTAACAAAGAGGATCGTGTTGCGTTCGCAGAGAAAGCCGGGGTAACTGTCGGTTATATCAGGACGCACCTGAGCTATGCCCGCAGACAGCCGGGGCTGAAAACTATCAGGCGATTACACCAGGCATGCACTGAGCACGGTGCAGTCGTGACAATGGAAGAGCTGATACGGTTCTTCGAGTGATGAACATATGAGGCCGCCTTGTGCGGCCTTTTTACTTTCTGGTTATGTGTAATAAACAATTATTCATTTAAGGTTGATTTATTTTTCATGATTCTCTATCTTACTTCTTAAACAACTTGGTTAAGAGGGACGTATGGAAGTCATCAACAGAAAAACAGCGGTTCTTAACGGGCTTGTCCGGTTTTATACGGGTAAGCCATGTAAAAACGGCCATGATGCTGAACGCTATACCAGCACCGGCGCATGTGTAGTGTGTGCGGCCATACATTCTACGGAGTACCGAAAGGAAATGAGCCGGTTACTGAAACTGGCAAAGGAACTGAATAAAACAGATGGGCGCATTCATGAGAGTGAATTCAGGGGGTGATATGGCTCGTATAAGAACCATCAAGCCAACATTCTGGACGGATGAGGACATGGCAGAGGTATCAGAAGCTGCCTGTTTACTGGCTATCGGGCTATTAAATTATGCTGACGATGAAGGGTATTTCAACGCTAATCCGAAACTGATTAAGGCTGCTGTTTTCCCGCTACGTGAGCCATCCGGTAGTATTCCGGTATTACTACAGGAGCTTTCCAACTGCGGTTATATACGCCTATTTTCTGCACAAAATGGCAAGCGTTTCGGGCTGATCATTAATTTTACAAAGCATCAGGTAATTAATAAGAAAACAATAAGTAAAATCAAAGAGATGGATTTAATACCGGAATACTACGGTAGTGATACTGGAGAACTACCAACCGGAAAGGAAGGGAAGGGAAAGGAAAGGAATATAAAAACAACTCTCTCTGGCGCGCATGAAGAAAATTTTATCCCTGATCCTGATGCGGAAGATCCACCGGTAGGAAACTGGTCAGATTATCCGGGTAAGTTTGTTATGACCGGGCACTGGCAGCCGGATCCGGATTTCAGCCGTAAGGCGGCACAGTGGGGCGTGATACTGAATGATCCGTACCGGCCCGAGGAACTGGCTGAGTTCGTCACGTACTGGCAGGCAGAGGGGAAAGCAAAACACCACGCACAGTGGGAAATGGCGTTCGCCAGGAGCATTCATCAGCAACGCATGAAACAACCGAAACAGAGCGGAGGTCACACCGATGACGCAGAATTCAAATTTAACCCATCCAGCGGGAAATCCAGAGCGGTACAACTCGTCGAGCATGGGATCCGGAAAAAATACGGGCAGGAATATCTCGACTCTCTGGCTGAAGATGACCGAGCTGTATGGGGACAAGTGGACGGGCAAGAACGGGACGGAGCCGTCATCGATGTGGCAGCGGGCAACCGCCGGATTGAGTGACAACCAGTTTGAGATGATATTCACGTTCTGCCTCGATCGCTGCATAAACGGCAATCCGTGGCCGCCTGAACTGTCTGACGTGATTGTGATGCTGTCGGATAAGCTGGTGGACTCAAACGCATTCGGGATCCCGTTTGACGACATGCTGCGTGATTTTAATAAATACATGGCGAAGCGGGGTTATTACAGCAGTGCTGAGATGTATCCGTTCCGGCACCCTGTGCAGTACTGGATCTTCACTGAACTGAGAAACAAGGTGCATGACCTGCGGCTGACTGAGCCGGAAGTTGAAAAGCGCCTGGCGAAGATGATCCGGCAGTGGGCGGACCGTGTAGCCAAAGGTGAACCGATACCCCGTCCGGTTCTTCGCGTGGAAGATAAAACCCGTCCGCCTCCGGCATGGATGGAAATGCTCGAAAGAAAGAAACAACGATCTGCCTGAGTGCATGAATCATCAAAATCGTAAGCCAGCGCAACGGAGCGAGGTTTTAACTATGTGGTCAGTACGTTTTCATGATGTGATTTTAAAACCCTCTCAGAATTCGACACAGAACGTTTTAACCGCATGCGGCATGTTGGTATTTTTATTCTTGAAAAGATAAACAATACGGTTATATTTACCTGCAAGGTAATTACCACGGGGGCTATATGCGGGTTCAGGACTACATCGTGAGAGTTCTTGCGGATAAGCCGGATCTCACTGCCATGCAGCTGGTGGACGCCATCAGGAACGACCACAGACGGAAGGTCGGAATATCAGCGGTGCGGTATGCGCTCGACCAGCTGTATCGCTGGAATGTGATAGGGCGCAAAAGAAACTCATACAACTTCGTCCACTGGCTTCGGTATGACCACCGGGAAGGGCTTGAGAATCAGGCGCAGACTCGGCGCGAGAATATCGCTAAAGCTCTCAGACGCAGCCATGAGCGCAGCGAGGAGACGGCGGCGAAACCACTGGTGACAGAGCGGAAGCAGAGAGTACGCCAGCCGATTGAGCAGTATGGCGAACCGGCACGGATGCAGAAACTGTTTGATTCACTACTGAAAAAGGCCAGGAGCAATGCGGGTTAACGAGTTCGATATCACGCCGGTACCAAAGCCGCGCATGACCAAAAGCGATAAATGGAAAAAGCGCCCTGAAACAGCACGCTACTGGGCGTTTAAGGATGAAGTCAGATTGCGTGGGTTAACGCTTCCTGAATGCGGTTACCACGTTATTTTTACTGTGCCCATGCCTAAATCGTGGAGTAAGAAAAAACGGGCCGCCATGAATGGACAACCACACCAGCAGAGACCGGATAAGGATAACTTTGAAAAGGCGTTGTTAGATGCGGTATTTGGTGAAGATTGTCGCGTATGGGACGGCAGAGCATCAAAGCTTTGGGGTGAGACCGGGAAGATAACGGTAAGGTTACCGGAAAAATCGACAATTCATGAACTTATTACCAGTGGGTAAGTTTGTGAGCTGGTTATTTTATTGGTGAATGATATCGGTAATAAGTTATGAGTTAAAAATCATGCTGTTATGCGTCGATTTTCCTGAGGTATCAACACCGGATTATTAATGATTATGTGAGGCGCCGGGTGCATTGCTGCGACCTCATTGATGATGTGGGAGATGTAACACAATGAAATATCCAAAAATAGATGATTTCCACAATGGCATTAAACCAATGCCGAAGTTGTTCCGGGTTATCAGTGTAGAACTTGACGTTTTGCGCGCTCATTTAGGTTCTGGCGGTGGCGTTATATTTGATTGTGATGATGTCGAAACCAGGAAAGTAAGACGGGTTAAACATGATGGCGGCTGGTGCTGGCAGTTGGTCAGAGAGCACAAAGACCAGGAGCAGTGGGATTACTGTCTTAATCAAGACAGGGAGTGCTTGGATAACCTGAATTGGGAATTTGGTCTGTTCAGATAAATAAACAATCGTGACATGTCACGGCAAGTTAATTAACTGCCGGAGGGGTGATGGAAACAAAAATTATCCACGTCAATTTCAAAGACGAAAATAAGCCGGTACTCAGTACCGAAGTGGAAGATAAAAAATCCAGACCGCAGGAGATCTGCCGTCACCACGGTGTGACCATAAATGAGCAATATCGCCGGGTAACCTGCAAGCACTGCAATTGTGTTGTTGATGCATTTGATGTGCTGCTTTCCCGCGCGAAAGATGCTGAACATGTTGTCCGTGAAATTGGTGAGCTGATGGAGAAACGGGCGGAGCTCCGCAAATCAGTGGATGAACTCCTGAAAGCGGAAAAGAACACCAAGGCCAGATTACGCAGCGCCAGAACAGATCTGCTTTTTACTGAAAATAAAATGGCTCAACTTAAAGGGGAGGTCGGATGAAAACAGTAAAAACGAGTGAGCTTTCAGGTCGGGCGCTGGATTGGGCTGTGGCTAAATATCAAAAAATCGAAGATTGCCTAGTGATAACGCATGCCAGCAAAACAATTGTTCTGGATGATGTTATTTATTCTCCATCGACTAATTGGGCGCAATGTGGCGCATTCGTTAACCAGCTATGGATCGAAATGTCAGTGGAAGAAATCGATGGTGTTGATTATTGGTATGCATCACCGCCTCATCTGGTTGGCGACTATGCAACAGGCAGCACACCGCAGGAAGCAATTTGCCGTGCTGTGGCCATGGTTGAGTTCGGCGACACGGTGGAAATACCTGAGGAGCTGCTGGAATGACAGAAACACAGCGCATTGCCCTTGTCGCCAGCCGCGTTCTTGCAGCAAGTGCGTGGTACGGAATTGAGTTTTTCCCCGGACGATTTGCTATTTATGCAAAAACACGCGAGCTGATAGCGGGTGACAGAGCGCAGGCTATATGCCAAAAGGTGATTGATGAGGAGCGGAACAATGGCTAAATCACCCGCCGAACGCAAGGCAGCACAGCGTAAACGCCAGCGTAGCGCTGGCATGGTAACCCCACAGTGGCAGATTGAAGCCGAAGAGCATGATATGCTCAAACGCAACTGCGCGCTGCGCCGTCCTGGCCGTGAGCCATACGACGAGGCCGAGTATGTTCAGATGCTGATACGCAACGATGATGCACGGCTTAAGTGTGAGATTGCGAAGCTGTCACAGCGCTGCTGTGGTAAGTGTGGTGAGGCATTGCCAGTCGCTGAGTGCTGTCTGTCCGGCGATGCCGAATGCTGGAATACCAGAGGGTGGCATGAGATGAAATTGAAGGTAGAATGAAAGAAAAAACAGGAGCGAAACGATGGCGTCTCTTTTTTCTGAAATACGAAATGATATTTTAAATCCAGAATCAAACATAACTGATATTTTACGTAAATGCGCAGTATTGGCATATAAAATCAATAATGACGTTTTTATCAAATGGACAGAGTTGGAATTGGAAGGGTATGACGATTCTGATGTTCTTCCAGATTATCGCATAGTTGGTACTGTGATTCGTGGTGACTTTACTGACGGATTTCGGGTAAGCGCGCCTGGAATGGCAATCGACAAACATCTTGTTCCTGATTATCTACAAGATAGTTTTGGGTCGGGAAGATTGTATTATCCAGCCTCATATCTTGAAAGCTTATTGCTTTATTCTGGTGATGAAGATCCTAGGCGGGATATGCCTATGGCCGCACTGCATAATTTTAAAAATTTATATGGTGATCTTTATTGTATAAAAGCGTATGAAATATTGCCTAGAATGGGGTGTTATAGTGTCGTTGATTCTATAAAAAATAAGATACTAAAATTTTTATTAGAAATAGAAAAAAAGATAGAAAATGTAGAGGATATTAAATTGTCAAAAGAAGATGAGAAGACGATTACTCAGACTTTTACTAACAATATTTACGGCAATGCCAATATTGCCAACGCCAGTGAAAACTTTAACCAAAGTATCCAGTCTCAATCTGATGAGTTAATTAATAAATTAGTAACTGAGTTGGTTCAGTTAAAGGGACAAGGCACAGATACAAATATTATTGATGCTGTCATTCCTCATATTGAAGAAATCAAGCATATTAAAAACCAGAAAGGTGTCATGGATAAGGTAGCCAGCATAATGACTATTGCTGGTGGGTCTGCTTCAGTATGTACTTTGATTGCGCCATATATCCCCATGCTTTCAAATTTGTTTGGTTAATTTGATGATTTGAAGTTTATCTTTTGTGTGGTCATAATAAACAAAGAGGTAATCATTATGACCATCAAAAGACAACGCAAACCACCGGCACGAAAGCCCACACCGCTGAACGCTCAGATGGAGCGTTTCTGTCAGGAATATCTCATAGCGCCTGATAATCAGACTGATGCCGCCATTGCTGCCGGGTATGCTCCCGGCAGTGCCTGTAAACGTGCATCGGTACTGATGGCAGATCCCCGCATTCAGGAACGTATCGCCCAGCTTATGCAGCAGCGGAACAAGCGCACCAAGATGAGCGCCGACACTGTACTCAAGCGGCTGGTGGATATGCTGGATGCTGATATTGCGGACATACTCACTGATACCGGGGATATCAAGCCTATTAAGGATTGGCCTGCTGTGTGGCGTAAAAGTATCGCGTCATTTGAAATTGCAGTCGTTGATGAAAATGTCACCGTCAAAAAGGTGAAGCTGCTGGATAAGTTGCGCGTACTTGAGCTGGTAGGTAAGCACGTAGACGTGAATGCCTTCCGTGAGCGCGTACAGGTGGACGTCAATATCTCGCTGGCGGATAAACTGGCAGCGGCACGTAAACGGGCAGCAGAGGGTATTGAGTAATGACCGATACCGCCACCGCGTCACCGGAAGAACAGCTGATTGACGATATTGCTATGTTCACGCATGACCCGCTCAGTTATGCGCTGTACGCATTTCCGTGGAGCGAGGCGGGCACCGAACTGGAAACGGCCAGCGGTCCGCGTCAGTGGCAGGCGGAGGCGCTGGGTGAAATCGGTCAGCACTTGCGCAATCCTGACACCCGGCATCAGCCGCTGCTGCTGGCCCGTGCATCCGGCCACGGTATCGGTAAATCAGCATTCATTTCCATGGTGATTAAGTGGGGCATGGACACCTGCGAAGACTGCAAGGTTGTCGTCACCGCCAACACCGTAAACCAGCTGCGAACCAAAACATGGCCGGAGATTGCCAAGTGGCAGCGTCTTTCCATCACCCGTGACTGGTTCACCTGCACCAAAACTGCTATCTATTCCAACGATCCGAACCACACCAACGCATGGCGGGCAGATGCCGTACCGTGGTCAGAGAACAACACCGAGGCATTCGCCGGGCTGCACAACCAGGGTAAGCGCATCATCCTGGTGTTCGATGAGGCATCCAACATTGCCGATCTGGTGTGGGAAGTAGCTGAGGGGGCGCTGACGGATGAGAACACGGAAATTATCTGGATTGCGTTTGGTAACCCGACCCGTAACACCGGTCGCTTCCGCGAGTGCTTCCGCAAGTTTAAACACCGCTGGCGCACAAAGCAGATAGACAGCCGGACGGTGGAGGGCACCAACAAAGAACAGATCAAAAAGTGGGAAGAAGATATGGGGGAAGACAGCGACTTCTTCAAAATCCGTGTGCGCGGTATTTTCCCGTCAGCCTCTGAAACGCAGTTCATCCCGACCGGCCTTACCGATGCTGCCATGAAACGGACGGTGACGGCTGCGGAGGTGGCTCATGCGCCGGTAATCATCGGCGTTGACCCTGCCTATTCCGGTGCGGATGATGCGGTGATCTACATGCGGCAGGGGCTGCACTGTAAGTTTTTATGGTCTGGTGCCAAAACCACTGATGATGTGGTCATGGCGAAACGTATTGCTGACTTTGAAGACAGCCTCCAGGCGGACGCGGTGCATATCGATTTCGGCTACGGTACCGGTATTTATTCCGTTGGCATGAACTGGGGGCGCGACTGGCAGTTGGTTCAGTTCAATGGCTCATCGACTGATCCGCAGATGTATAACAAGCGCGGTGAGATGTATAACAGTGTTAAAACGTGGCTCAAGATTGGCGGGGCGCTGGATGATCAGGAAACTGCCGATGATTTATCTACTGCTGAATACAAAGTCCGCCTGGACGGAAAAATACTGCTGGAATCCAAAGACGATATTAAAAAACGCATAGGCCGCTCCCCGGGTAAAGGTGATGCGCTGGCGCTGACATTCGCCTATCCGGTCACCAAAAAAGACCCGCAATTTAAACAGAACATCTCTCACGGCTCAGTGGTTGCCGACAACGATTACGATCCCTACGCCTGAATAACAGATAAAAAAAATGCCCTCACGAAGAGGGCAAAGCTGTAGCACTGGCAACACCTGTTATGGAGGGTAAAGATAATCACGGCTGAGTGATAAACAAAATGTTTGTCATGTTTATTTCAAATGTCAATTAACATGATATACAATCCATATAAAGTAATTGTGTTTATCTTATTGAGGTGTGGATATGTGTGAATTCAGTAAGCCGAAAATCAGTACGCCGCCACCGGTTCAGGCAGCACCACAGGAGCAGGACGAAGTTGTCACCAGCAGCCGTGATGAAGAAATGCGCCGCCGCCGTGCGGCATCAGGCCGTAAATCAACCATGCTGACCGGTTCTCAGGGTGCCACCGGTTCCGCGTCCACCAGCGGTAAAACGCTGTTAGGCCAGTAATCACAGGGGCGGATAATGTCAGATAGCCTGAAGCAACAGTTAAATAAGCAACTCTCTCAGCTGAAAGCCGAGCGACTCTCTTTTGAGTCGCACTGGCGTGAGCTGTCTGATTTCACCCGTCCGCGCAGTACCCGCTTTACCGCCTCGGAAGTTAACCGTGGCGATCGCCGCAACAGCAAGATTATTGACCCGGCTGCCGTTATGGCGGCGCGTACCTTATCCAGCGGCATGATGTCAGGCATTACCAGCCCGGCGCGCCCGTGGTTCCGCCTGGCGACACCTGATCGTGATTTGATGGACTACGGTCCGGTGAAACTCTGGCTGGAAACTGTCGAACAGCGCATGAACGAAGTATTTAACCGCTCCAATCTCTACCAGTCATTGCCGCTGATGTACGAGGATTTAGGCACGTTCGCCACCGGTGCAATGGCTGTTGTCGCCGACCCGCAGCGGGTGATACGTACCGTACCGTTTCCGACCGGCAGCTTTTACATTGCCAACGGCGCGGATCTGAGTGTCGATACTGCCGTCCGTGAATTCAGCATGACAGTGCGTCAGGTGATCACTGAGTTCGGTATGGATGCTGTCAGCGATACAGTGAAATCACAGTGGAACAGCGGTCAATACGGGCAGTGGGTGGATGTGGTTCACGCGGTCTATCCGAACCTTGATCGCCAGACCGGCAAACTCGAAGCGAAACACAAGGCGTACAAATCCGTTTATTACGAAGCCACCAGCACTGACGACAAGCTGTTGCGCGAATCCGGTTACGACGAGTTCCCGATCATGGCACCACGCTGGGAAGTGAACGGCGAGGACGTTTACGGTTCATCCTGTCCCGGCATGGTGGCACTCGGTAGTGTGAAAGCCCTGCAACTTCTGCAGCGCCGCAAAGCGCAAATGATCGACAAAATCACCAACCCGCCGTTACAGGCTCCTGCCTCTATCAAAAGCCAGAGAATTTCGACTATCCCCGGCGGGATTAACTATTTGCCGATGGCGGACGTGAACAACCAGATAAAACCGCTGTTCCAGATCCCTGCTAACGGTACCAACGGCCTGCTGGAAGATATCCAGGACACCCGCCAGATTATCGACCACGCCTATTTCGTTGACCTGTTCCGCATGATGCAGACTGTGAATACCCGTTCAATGCCGGTTGAGGCCGTGGCAGAAATGCGGGAAGAAAAACTGCTGATGCTGGGGCCGGTATTACAGCGTCTGGACTCTGAGCTGCTGGATAAGCTGATTAACCGCACGTTCAGCGTAATGGCTGAGAACAACCTGCTGCCGGTACCGCCGGATGAGATGCAGGGCATGCAGCTGAAAGTCGAATACATCTCAGTGATGGCGCAGGCTCAGAAAGCGATCGGCGTCAGCAGTATTGAACGCTTCATCGGCTTCACCAGTGGTATCGGTCAGTTCAGCCCGGATGCCCTGGACAAAATCAACGTGGACGAAACTATCGACGCCTACGCCGCATCAATCGGGGTTCCGCCGTCCGTGGTGGCAACCAATGAACAGGTGGCGCAGATCCGTGAACAGCGTGCGCAGCAGCAGGCTATGGCACAGCAGATGCAAATGGCGCAGGCCGCCGTCGGTGGTGCTCAGGCGCTGGGTAATACGCCGATGGATGATAACAGCGCACTGGCTGCGCTGACCGGAGGTGGTCAGTGACAGACGAACAGGAAACCTATCTGCTCACTCCGCAGGAACAGGCTGGACGCAATATTGCGCATCGTGAGCAGGAGAAGCGCGCTAATGCTGACCTGAAATCGATTATGTCAACAGAGGAAGGCCGCCGGTTTATGTGGCGGTTACTGAGTAAAAGTAACGTATTTCACTCATCTTTCTCGCCAGATCCTTATGTGGCTGCCTTTAAAGAGGGCTGTCGTAACTTTGGTTTAGAGATGTTTGATGGGCTTCATCGTGTCTGCCCGGAACTTTATGCACTGATGGCTGATGAAGCCGCGAAACAACAGGAGAAATAATCATGATCTTATGGCAGCGCTTAATGATGCGTCGCTTGTGTGAAGAGCAGAACGCAGAGGGTGGTGACAATGGCGGAGCGGCTCCGGGAACAACAGGTACACCGGCTGGCACAGAAGCATCACCAGCGAATAACGGCGGTACTCCTGCGGGTAATGAGCAGAATAAAGGTGCTGAGCCACCGGCCAAAGACCAGAAAGACGATCCCGGTAAACCCGCTGTAGCAGCACCGGAAAAGTATGAATTTAAGGCCGCAGAGGGTCAGGAGCTGGATGCCGAAGCAGTAAAAGCCTTTGAGCCGATCGCCAAAGAACTGAACCTGAGCAACGAGCAGGCGCAAAAGCTGGTGGATGTGTATGGCAGCAAAATTATGCCGAAGCTGGTTGAGCAGCAGGCGGCACAGTGGCAGCAGCAGATCGAACAGTGGGCTGAGCAGGTTAAGGCAGATAAAGACCTCGGTACCGATGCTTCCATTGGCGCAGCGCAGAAAGCCATGGATAAGTTCGGCTCACCTGAACTGAAACAGTATTTGAACGAAACCGGCCTCGGAAATCACCCGGAGCTGGTGCGTATTTTTGCCAATATCGGCAAAGCCATGTCAGAGGACGGTCTTGTCACTGGCAATAGCGGCGGCACGAAGAGTGCCGCTGATGTGTTATTCGGATAATTAAGGGGAAACCATGCCAGCACTTACGCTACTTGACTGGGCTAAACGACAAGGCCCTGACAGCAAACAGGCGAAAATTGTCGAACTGCTGAATCAAACCAACGAGATCCTCGACGATATGCTGTTCGTTGAAGGTAACCTGCCGACCGGCCACCGCACTACGGTGCGTACCGGTCTGCCGTCAGCCACATGGCGCTTACTGAACTACGGTGTTCAGCCGAGCAAATCAACCACGGCACAGGTCACCGACACAGTCGGTATGCTGGAAACCTATTCCGAAGTGGATAAAGACCTGGCTGATCTTAACGGTAACAAAACAGAATTCCTGCTTTCTGAATCCCTGGCGTTTCTGGAGTCCATGAACCAGGAGATGGCTGAAACACTGATCTACGGTGATACCACGGTACACCCGCAGCGCTTCACCGGACTGGCTGCCCGTTTTAATGATTTGGGCGCCAAGAGCGGCGCTAACATCATCGACGCTGGAGGTACCGGCAGTAACCTGACCTCTATCTGGTTGGTGGTATGGGGTGAAAACACCGTCCACGGCCTGTTCCCGAAAGGCTCTAAAGCTGGCTTACAGCAGGAGCACAAAGGACAGGTGACGTTGGAAGATGAGAATGGCGGCCGCTATGAAGGTTACCGTACCCACTTCCAGTGGAAAAACGGCCTGACCGTCCGTGACTGGCGTTATGTGGTACGTATCGCCAATATCGATATGAGTAAACTGAAGAAAGACCCGGAAGCGGCGGACACGCTCGACCTGCCTGATCTGCTGATTCAGGCAATTGAGAAGATCCCTAACCTCGCAATGGGTCGCCCGGCAATCTACTGCAACCAGGCTATCCGCAGCTGGATGCGCCGCCAGATTAAAAACTCCAAGAACGTCAATATCTCCATGCAGGAAGTGGCTGGTAAGAAGGTGGTGTCGTTCGATGAGATCCCGGTGCGCCGCGTCGATTCCATTCTGACTACCGAAAGTCAGGTTAAGTAACCGCGTATGCCGGACGGCATCAGCCTCCGGCAACCTTTTAACAGGGGTAACACAATGATTTTAGATAAAGAAACGATGTTCTCCGTCGATCAGGCGGTTACTGCATCAGCTGCCGGTACCGGCATTATCGACCTCGGCCCGCTGCGTAATGATTTCCGTGATATCGGTATTGGTGAGCCACTGGAACTGTTTGCGCAGGTTACAGAGCAGGCCAAAGCCGCCGGTGATGCCACGGTGCAGATCAAACTGGAAACCGCGTCTGATAAGGCATTCACAGATGCTAAGGCTATTTTTCTGTCTGAGGCTATGCCGATTGCATCACTGAATGCCGGTAAGCGCATTGTTGCCAAAGTGCCGCAGGGCAGCCTTAAGTTTCTGCGCCTCCAGTACATCGTGGGTGATGGCCCGTTAACAGCGGGTAAGTTCACAGCAGGCATTATCCTGAATGTGGATGCTCATCCGGTCTATGAAGCTGTCAGTAATTAAGGTGTGACATGTCACGATATAAAGTGTTGAAGAAATCCTTTATCAATGGCCGCCTGCTTTATCCCGGTGAAGAAGTTGAGTTCACAGGTATGGCCGGAAGTAACCTGTTTCTGATTGAAACCGGTGAGCGCGTAGCTGCGAATGAAGGTGCCAATGCCGGTGACGATAATCACGATGGCGGTGCCAGCACTGAATTAACAGCGCTGCAGGATCAGTACCAGCAGTTGTTTGGTAAGAAGCCGCATCACAATGCCGGTGCCGAAAAACTCCGCGCGGATATCGACGCGAAACGTAAAGAGCTTGGGGTTTAACCCCCGATTCCAAAGGGGGCGAAAGCCCCTTTTTTATTGGAGACAGACAATGAAAATGGTCAACCTTAAAACCAGCACTGAAACCTACGAGAACGCCAGCGGCAAGAAAGAAACCCGTGATGAATACCCGTATGGCCTGCGCATTTCTCTGGAAAATGACACGATAGAAAAACTCGGTACCGCCGTGCCGGATGTTGGTGAAAGCATTGAGCTGCATGGCGTGGCTAAAGTTCTGTCGAAATCCGTCAATGAGCGCGAAGGAAAGAAATCTGTTTACGTTGAGCTTCAGATAACTGACATGGCATTGGGAACCGGCAGTGAAAAAACAGCGGCTGATGTGCTGTTTGATGGGGGTGAATAGTGGCCTCAGAAATCGAAATCTGCAATATCGCGCTCAGCCGCATCGGTAACAGCCGATCTATCAACAGCATGACCGAGGCCAGCAAAGAGGCCAATCAGTGCAGCCTGCACTATGAGCAGTGCCGCGATGCGGTGCTGTCAGACTTCCCCTGGAACTTTGCTGTTAAGCGCGTGGCGCTGGCTGATACCAATAATCCGCCGCCTGAATGGAAATATGCCTACCGTTACCCTACGGACTGCATGAAAGCCATTTCCATTATCCGTCCCGGAGAAAAGTATCACCGCCCTGATACCGCGATTCATTTTCAGGTCGGCGCTGATGAAGAAGGTACCGGGAAACTGATTTATACCGATCAGTCGGAGGCGTGGCTGCAATACACCGCCCGGGTGACAGACGTCAATATGTATGACGCGCTGTTTAAAGATGCGCTGGCGTGGCGTCTGGCTGCTGAACTGGCGCGGCCTTTGGCATCGAATGCCGGTATCGGTAATGAGGCGCTGCAACTTTACCAGATGACAATTGCCAGTGCGGCGGCTCACTCCCTGGGGGAATCATCAGAGCCGGTCGATTACATGGATGAGTTTACCGCAGCGAGGTTATCGTAATGGCCTACAGTATTATCCAGCCGTCATTCTCCGGCGGTGAAATCGCCCCGAGCTTATACGGGCGCGTCGACATGGCGAAGTACGCAACAGCATTGCGTAAGTGCCGTAATTTCATTGTCCGACAGTACGGCGGGGCAGAAAACCGTCCGGGTACCCGTTTCATTGCCGCGGCTAAATACGGTGACAAAAAATGCCGCCTGATCCCGTTCCAGTTCAGTACGGTGCAGACCTATGCGCTGGAGTTCGGCGATCGGTATATCCGTGTGTTCAAAGACGGCGGGCAGGTGCTGTATGCAGATGGTGAGCACAAAGGTGAAGTGTTTGAACTGGCGACACCTTATGCGGAATCTGAACTGTTTAAGCTTAAATTCACGCAGTCTGCTGACGTAATGACCATCGCTCACACTGATCACCCGCCGATGGAACTACAGCGTTACGATCACGATGACTGGCGGCTGGCAGAGGTGGAGACAAAGAACGGCCCGTTTGAGGACATTAACACCGACAAGGCGATCAAAGTGTACGCCAGCGCCAGTACCGGCACAGTAACACTGACGGCGACACACAATATCTTCGGCAGCGAGCAGGTAGGGAAACAGTTTTACCTGGAACAGCGTGCTGTTGATGAAGTGCCGGTGTGGGAAACAGATAAAGAAACTGCAGTTAACGATCAGCGCCGCGCCGGCAGTCACTATTACCGCGCCAATACCGCCGGTAAAACCGGTACGCTGCGTCCGTCTCACACCGAGGGCATGAGCTGGGACGGATGGGGCGGAGATAACGGCATCCAGTGGGAATACCTGCACAGTGGGTTCGGTATTGTCAAGATTGAATCTGTCGGCAGTGACGGTAAAACCGCTACCGGGAAAGTCATTTCTTATCTGCCGTCCAACGCCGTCACAGCGTCCAACGCCAGCCACAAATGGGCACGGGCAGCCTGGAATAAAGAACTGGGTTATCCGAGTACCGTGACCTATTACCAGCAGCGCCTGTTCTTTGCTGGGTCCCGTTCTCAACCACAAACCATATGGGCCAGCCGCAGCGGCGATTATAAAGACTTCGGGCGCAGTAACCCTATTCAGGATGACGACCGCATTATCTACACCTATGCCGGGCGGCAGGTAAATGAAATCCGTCATCTGATCGACGTTGGTTCGCTGGTGGCGCTGACCTCCGGCGGAGAATATCAGGTTACCGGCGATCAGAATAAGGTACTCACCCCGGCCAGTTTTTCTATGTCGTCACAGGGTGCCAACGGAACCAGTAATCTTCCGCCGATTGCCGTGGCGAACATTGCACTGTATGTGCAGGAAAAAGGCAGCGCTGTCCGTGACCTGGCGTACTCATTCGATGTGGACGGGTATCAGGGTACGGATTTAACCATTCTCGCTAATCACCTGTTCCAGAAGCATCAGATTGTTGACTGGGCTTTTTCGACCGTTCCTTATTCCGTTGCTTGGTGTGTCCGGGATGATGGCGAACTGCTGGCGCTGACCTATCTGCGCGAACAACAGGTTTTCGCCTGGGCGCCACAACATACTGACGGTGAATTTGAATCTGTCTGTACCATCAGCGAGGGCACAGAAGATGCGGTGTACTTCGTAGTGAAGCGTAAGGTCGGTAAAAAGACAGTCCGTTATGTTGAACGGCTGGCGAGCCGGTTATTCACCCGGACGGAAGATGCGTTCTTTGTAGACTCCGGCCTGAGTTATGACGGCCGTAATACAGATCCGGACAAAACGGTCGTTATTACCGGCGGTGATGGTGACTGGTCGTATCAGGAAGAATACCGCCTGTCTGTGCTGGCTGACAACGTGTTCAAAGAGAGCGACATCGGTAATGAGATTCACATCGATTACACCGAGGATGATGAGAACAAAATACTGAAATGTCGCATTGTCGAAGTCATTAATAGTAAAGAAGTTACGGTGTCACCTAACCGTAATGTGCCACCAGCGTTACGCAGCACGATGACAGAGGCATGGGGCTTTGCCCGTAAATTCTTTACCGGGATCGGGCACCTGGAAGGCAAAACCGTGAATGTGCTGGCAGATGCCAATGTAGCGCCGTCGGTTGTTGTCTCCGGTGAACGGATGGAAATCGACACGCCGTCAGTAGTAGTGCATATCGGTCTGCCGGTAACCAGCGAACTGGAAACGCTGGACATCCACATTAACGGGCAGGAAACGCTGCTGGATAAAAAGAAACTGGTAAAAGTCGCCAGTCTTATCGTTAATTCCAGCCGTGGCGTGTGGGCCGGTACCGACAAAGACCACCTGTATGAATACCCTCAGCGTGAGTTTGAGTATTACGACAACCCTGTTGATGATGCGACCGGCATTGTGGAAATCAATCTGGACTCCAACTGGAGCAAAAACGGTCGTGTCTTTATCCGGCAGGAGGATCCGCTGCCGCTGTCCATCCTCGCGGTTATCCCGCGTCTTGATGTCGGAGGGTTTTAACCAATGGCGAACGTACAGATTATCCCGGCAACTGCTGAACATATTCAGCGGCTTCTGCCTTATGTTCGCCAGGCTGATCACGATGAGTTTGCGGCATTCTCCGGCCAGACGGCAGAGCAGGTTCTTACCCGTGGTGTTACCTGTTCGACAAAGGCATGGTCTGGTCTGATTGACGGCCAGGTCGTTACAATATTCGGTGTAGCACCTGGTTCTATCCTGAGCGGTGTGGGGATCCCGTGGCTGGTGAGTTCATCTCACCTTGAAACACATCAGAAGATATTCCTGCGCCGCTGCAAACCGGTACTGAAAGCCATGCTGTCGGTCTATCCGTCACTGGAAAACTATGTGGATGCGCGCAACCTCGTTGCGAAAGCCTGGCTTCACTGGCTGGGTTTCCGGCTGGAACCGGCGGAACCGGTCGGCTTAATGAAACTGCCTTTCCATCACTTCACCATGAGGGCGAAATAATGTGCGAACCAACCATGCTGGCAGCGGCCGCAATCGGCACCGGCGCTATGCAGGCATACAGCCAGTACACATCCGGTAAATTTAATGCAGATGTCGCAAACCAGAATGCCAAACTGAATGAAGCGGCAGCTGATGACTCCATTAACCGGGGTAATGCTGAGGCCGCAAAGCAGCGTTCACGCGCGCGGCAGCTGGCAGGGACTCAGGCGGCCACCATGTCAGCAAACGGCGTTGATCTCGGTGCTGGCGGTGCGCTGGATATCTTCGGCGACACTGCGGCCATGGGTGAACTCGATGCGCTCACCGTGATGAATAACGCCTCCCGCGAAGCATACGGCTATAAGTTGCAGGCGGCAAATGACCGGCTCAATGCGAAGATGTCGCGCCGGGAAGGAAACATAGGAGCCATTGGTACCATTTTGACCACGCCGTTAAAGGCATGGGGTGCGTATAAGATTGCTGGTGGTGAGTGGGATCCATTTTCTGATGCCGCCAAGAAAACAGCAGGCTCAGGGGCGGGTCCGAACATGTTCAGTAATATGCGCTCAGGCATCTTTTAATTCGGGGGTGATTAATGCCAACAGTACCAACCTATAACGAAAGACAGGTCAGCAGCAGCCCGTTGCCAGCCAACGGATTCAGCGCACAGTCATCACCGGAACACTTCGGTGCCGGTCTGGCACAGGCCGGTGATCTGTATATCAACGCTTTTGCTGAGGCAAAGCAGCGGGCCAATGTAGCACTGTCACAGGATGCACTCCTGCAGGTGCAGGAATATGCAGATGATTTATTTAACAATCCAAACACCGGGCTGTATACCAAGCAGGGTAAAAATGCCGTTGGTCAGTCAGATGAAATAATGGCGAGCATTAGCGCTAAAGGGCAGGAGCTTTTCATGCAACTGCCAGAGGGATCGCGCGAAGATGTTGTTAAACAGTTCAATGTTGTGAAGCGCCAGTATGCGAATCAGGCGAAATCTTATGAACTGAAAGAAATTCAGTCGTTTGAAACGAGCAGAAATAACGGTGCTGTCGCCGGGTATGCGAAAAGCGCCTCTGATAATTTCAATAATCCGCAGGCATTTATCAGTTTTATGGCTCTTGGCCGCCATAACATTATTGAGTTTAACCGCTCCCGTGGTGTGAGCGAGGAAGAAATATCGGCAAAAATCGCTGAGTTTGATAACCAGGTGGCATGGACTGCGGCACAAAATGCAATGGCTACAGATGCCATGGGAACCATTGGTGCTATTGGTGAGCCGTCAGACCTTGGTGGTTCGATGCGTGTTACCGGCGGGCCGTCAGGTGATCGTGGTTCACGTAATAATAACCCCGGCAATATTCGCATCTCAGATAATAACTGGGAAGGCCAGATCGGTGATGATGGCGAGTTTGTCCGGTTTGCCAGCCCGGAGCATGGCGTCCGTGCGCTGGGGAAAAACCTTATCACCTATCGTAATAAGGGCGTTGTTACTATAAATCAGATCATCAGCCGCTGGGCACCCAAGAAAGACGGTAACGATACAGAGGGCTACATTAAATTTGTCTCTGGAAAAATGGGTGTTGATCCGAATGTGCCGATTGATGTTACTGATATTAACACCCTGAAAAGTATCACTACCGCGATTATGCAGCAGGAAGGTAATCACAGCATTAGCGGCGAACAGATTGACGCCGGATTGCAGGCTGCTCTCGGGTTGACAAGACTGCCGGAACCGGATCCTTCACAGTATCAGTCGCGGGGGCAAACTGGAAAAGCAGTTAATGCTGGTGGTAATGCATGGTGGCCAATGTTGACGCCAGTTCAGCAGTATCAGATCAGAAAGCAGGGGGAGGCGGCTCAGAACAAGCAGCGCCAGGAATTTAAAAATATTTTAGATGACAGGCTTAAGGACGCAGAGGCACAGGCCGTAAGAGGTCTTGTTTACGCCAATCCACCAACACTCAATGGGCTGATGTATGCGAATGGTGAATATGAGGGTGGGAAAAAATACGAGCAGTTGCAGAAAACTCTGGCTATGGGCGAAGACATAGCCACTGTTCAGTATTTATCACCTGGCGCACAAAAAGCGCTTCTGGAGTCGAAAAAACCAACAGATGATTATGATGCGTCGAATAACTGGAAGCGCTATGACACGCTGGTGAGGGCGGTTGATACTGTTAATAATGCGCGAAAAGCAGACCCGATACAATTCAGCATTGATCGGGAAAAGCTTAATCAGATTGATTTCTCTAACGCTCAGAGTTTTACAAACTCTCTGAAAGAAAGGTCTGCCAGCGTTACTGACATTTCTAATAGTTATCAGACGCCGCTGACTGTTTTTTCCGCTCAGGAAGAAATGGTTTTATCTCAGTTGATGGAGAAAGCGCCGGCCAGTCAAAAAATTGAATATTTGGATGCTATCAGGCAGGGACTAAAAAACAATAATAACTACACTGCCGCATTAAGACAGATTAGTAAATCGGATACATCTTTGGCGGTTGCCGGAATCATAATGGATAAACCTTCCAGCGTTACAGCTCAGAGCAACTTAATCAGTAGTGACGTAAGCGTATCTCCTCAGGATGCAGCACAACTAATCGTGCAAGGTAATATGGCAATAAAGTCTGGTAAAGACTTCGTTATGCCAAAAGACGCCGAACTCAGAGAGAGTTTTGCAGAAAAAGTTGGAGACACTTTTTCTGGTGACATATCTGGTGCCAGCAGTGCATTTTCTGTTGCAAAAGATGCTTATGCTGGGCTTATGTCTAAAAAAGGTAATTTATCAGGTGAGTATGACGATGACACCTGGACTCAGGCTATAAATATTGCCACTGGAGGCATACACGACTACAACGGGATGGGTAATATCATGCTCCCCTGGGGGATGGATATAGATGACTTTGATGCAAGAGTTAACAGATCTTGGGGGAAAATAGCGCCAGAGGTCGGCAGGCAGGCGAATGAAAAAATAGGACTGAAAAGTTTCGGTGATAGCCAATACCTGATAAAGCAAGGAAGTGGATACATATTAAATAAAGATGGTTCACCAGTGGTCATCGATCTTACTCAAGAGCAAATCAGGGATATACCATTATGAGTTACTTCGGATTAAATCAGGCTGCGCAGAATCAGGCGTTAGATGAGGCGTCGAGAAGCAAACAGAATGATGATAGTGCTGGTTTTTTCGATGGTGCTTTTACTGCTCCGTTTGCAGGCATGTATACGGGCTTGGTGGCCAAACCGGATCAGGCACTCTGGGGATTACTGGATGCAACTGTGTCCCCGGTAGCCAGAGAACTGAATGAACAGTTTGATATAAATGATACATCGGAGCAGTTCATTAAAAACCAGCGCAAGCTGGCAGAGCAGCAGATCCGTCAATTGACGCCTGATCGCGGTACCACCGGAACAGCTGGACAGGTGCTATTCAGTCTATTCGATATAGGTAGTCAGGCTGCCGCCGCCTCATTTACTGGCGGAGCACTTGGCAGCGCCCTTACCGTGGGTGGTTTGCAGGGATTTTCTGATTATGAAAAATCAGTTGCCGATGGTGTTTCTCCTGGTGTCGCCTCGGAAAAAGCTTTTGGCGAAGGGGTTTTCGCAGCGGGTGGGGTGTTCATCCCCATGTCACTTGGTTTGCGTGGCGGCGGCGTCATGGCCGAAAGTGTCGGAAATCAGTTGCTGGCGAAAGGTGGATCTCTCGGGAAGCCAATGTCAGCAGTAGCCAAGGCCACCCCGGATGTGTTGTACGCATCAGGCTCTAACGTCGTTATGGGTATGGCTCAGCGTGGATATTCTGCAAAGGTTCTCAGTGATGCCGGATATAAAGAATTAGCGGCACAGTATGATGTGTTTGATAAGCAATCAATGGCTATTGATGCTGTGCTTGGTGTTGCGTTCGGCGGGATCGGAAGATATATAAACAGTCGTGGCGAAAGTATACCACTACCGGAATATAGCGGCCCTCAAATTGATGCTGCATTAACAGCAAACCAGCATATGCACATGGATTTAGATACCGCCCCCGGGCTTCCTGTTAATGCTATGTCACTCGACGGGCATGTGCAGGCAATGCGAAAAGCAATGAGTGATTTGGCGATGGGCGACCGGGTAGACATTGGCAGCATTCTTGATGATGCCCAGTTTATGCCTGTAAGTAAAAGAACTCTGTTAGACACCTCGATCCGCGAAGCTGCCGGGGTTATTGATGAAGGTTCATCGCTTTCCATGGTCAAAGATATCCAATTAAAAGAACTTTCTGAGCAGCTAATTAGCCGTGGTGAGCGTGAAAGTTTAATGACTTCAATTCACGATTTAAATTATCGCATTGATCAAAAATCCAGTGGAATATCTGAAATAAGCAATCAGGAGACCACCGGTAGTGGACGGAGATTATCCCGTAACAGGGCGGCAAAACAAAGTGAATTACGCAGGCTCAATAATGAACTGACTTCACTCAAAAACGAACTGAAAATTAAGCAGCAACTCGCTGATGATAATCTTCCCGGTGGGCGTTTTTATGAGGCGAAGGCGGAATTATCCAGACGCAAATTAGCGGCGGAGCAATCGGAAGAAGCGCTGATGAATTATTTTTCTACTCCAAAGCCCCGCGACAGAGCACAAATTACCTCTGATGAAATAATGCAGGCAGAGACTTTGGTCAGAGGTGATCGCTTTGAAGATATTGATTCTGAGGTGCTTAATGCTGAAATCGCGATTAAAAATAACCCTGATTTAGAGATTGATTTTATTGATGAGGACGGTAATTCAGCGAAAGTTAAAGCGTCTGAATTGTATTTTGATGCCGTTAAGCAGGCTGACGATGCTCAGAATGATGCTGGTTTATTTGATGTTGCAGTTAACTGCTTTCTTGGGAGATAAGTGAAATGAGAGCCGAATGCATACAGGCAGTGCAAAATGCCTCTAACCGAGTTTTAACAGCAGCAGAAATTCAAAATATTGAGAACCGCATCATCAGGAATATGAAAAACCTTGCCAGGAATGATCCGTCATCATGGCGGTTGCTGAGTGAGTCTGAGCGCTTACAGCGTGCTGGGCAAACAGCAGCAGCAGAATTATTGCGTGAGGCAAACCTTAAAAAACGGAGGGTTGCGCTGACTATAGCGGCCAGGCAAAAACTGGAAAACCATATTAATAGTTTTAACGGAAGTAAACTGGAAGCGTTAAACAGAACAATTGCGTTCAGTGCGGACGGCAAAAGTAATTTTATGTCCGTGGAAACGAGAGCCAAAGCAACAATTAACTACGCCCTCAGCCAGTTGCATGAAACTTTTGAAGCGGTAGATCCGAAATTCTTCCAGTTGTTTGAAGATCACCAAGGGGTTAGGGATCTGATATTTGAGATGAAAGGCCAGGATACCGGCAATGCTAGAGCCAAAAAAGGCGCGGCAGCCTGGCATGAGGTTACCGCTATGCTGCGGAACAGCTTTAATCGCGCTGGTGGAGATATTGGTCACTTGGAAGATTGGGGGTTGCCGCAGAGCCATTCTATGCAACGGGTAGGCAAGGTGTCCAAAGATAAGTGGGTATCTGATGTAATAGGTAAGTTGGATCGTAATAAATATATTAAAGAAGATGGTTCTTTGATGAATGATGCGGAGCTGTCGGTATTTTTAGGTTCTGCTTATGAAACAATCGCTACCGGCGGCCTGAATAAAATTGCTGAGAAACCGATTGGTGTATCAGGTATGCGCGCTAATCGTGGCAACGCATCACGACAGATTCATTTTAAGAATGCGGAGTCTTACCTTGAATACCAGCAATTATATGGTGAGAAAGCGCTGTGGGATATCATGGTCGGGCATATTGAAGGTCTCGGAAAAGATATCGGGCTGATTGAAACTTACGGGCCGAACCCGGATCACGTATTCCGGAGTTTACTGGATGAAGTGACGGAGGCTGAGGTAAGGGGGAGTCCATCAAAAGCGGGAAAAATAAAACGCCTGAGAGATGGCACTGAAAACTTATATAACTTTATATCAGGAAAAACAGCGCCAGTGGCCAATCCGCATATTGCAAAATTTTTCGATGATATGCGAAACGTATTAATTGCGAGCAGGCTTGGATCAGCATTGCTGTCCTCGTTTTCTGATTTGGGCACCATGTATCTGACGGCGAAGGTGAATAACCTGCCATCTGCACAGTTACTGAAAAACCAACTGGCGGCGCTTAATCCGGCCAACAAAGAAGAATTACGTCTTGCCCGTCGGGCTGGTTTATCAATGGAAACGCTGCTTGGAAGTATTAACCGGTGGGCTAATGATAATATGGGGCCGTCAAAAGCACGGTGGGCTGCAAATGCGGTAATGAGAGCCAGCGGGCTAAGCGCCTGGTCTGATGCGCATAAAAGAGCTTTTGGTGTGACCATGATGGGGAGTATGGGCAGCCTAGTGAAGCGCAGTGAAAGCGTCGGTGACCTGACCGGTCATGATCTGAAAATCATGAAGAGTAAGGGCGTGACAGATGCGGATTGGTCTGTCTGGCGACTGGCCAAGCAGGAAGACTGGGGGAATGGTAACGACACAATGCTGACGCCGGAAAGTATTATGCATATTCCTGATTCAACCCTGGTTGAGAATGGCATCCCGGTGAAGGCAAAATTTGAGGCTGCCAGAAAATTACTCGGAGCAGTAACGGAAGAAGTGGATATGGCAGTAATATCGCCGGGTGCCCGTGAAAGAATGATGATCGGAGCAGGGTTGCAGCGTGGTGATCTTAAAGGTGAGTTGGTGCGGAGTGTTTTTCTGTTTAAATCATTCCCTATTTCGGTTGTTATGCGCCACTGGGCGCGGGCTATGGGTATGGAATCTGCTGGTGGCAGGGTTGCGTATTTGGGGGCGTTCATTGCTGGTACTACAGTGTTAGGGGCGCTTTCTCAGCAGATTAACGATGTGGCATCAGGACGAAATCCACGGGATATGGCGGATGAAAATTGGCATAAATTCTGGCTGTCAGCACTACTAAAAGGTGGTGGGCTGGGGTTATATGGTGATTTCCTGTTATCAGATCACACCAGATATGGCTCTGGTGCTCTGGCGTCACTGCTCGGACCGGTGGCCGGGGTTGTCGATGATGCAATTAAAATTGCACAAGGTGTACCATTAAACGCGGTGGAGGGTAAGCCGGAACAGACGGGGGGTGACCTTGTGAAGTTCGTCAAAGGATTAACGCCAGGTGGTAATATCTGGTACACAAAAGCTGTTCTGGATCATATGGTGTTCAATCAGTTGCAGGAATATTTTTCTCCTGGGTATCTGCGCAGAATGGAGAAGCGTTCCAAAAAAGAATTTAATCAAACGTACTGGTGGCGTCCGCAAGATATGATGCCTAGGTAACCTGGAGGAAAGATGACCCAGATTATTTTTATTGTGGTGCTATCAGCGATGTTCCTGATTTATTCTTATTTTTTTGATAAAAAAGGTTTCGAATCAGAGCCTCAACTTCGAGCTTTCGCATGGTTTGGGTTTGTTGTTTTTGGGGTTGTATTGATTGGTAGGGTTATTTAGCGAATGAACAGATGAAATGAATATAATTAAGGCTGAAAAATGAAAAAAACTATTGGGTTAATAGGGCTGCTATTCTGCGTTAACGCCTCTGCATATGTCATCGGTGGTTCAAATATCTATGGTAACTACCCGAGTTTTACTGATTATCCGCCATCTGCACCTTACACAGATGATCAGTATGCGATGAGTAGATATAAGGATGAAGTAGAAAGGTATGTTGAGGCAGCAAAGCAATATACTGAAAATGCTGATAGCGACATTCAGAGGATAAGGGAACAAAAAGCAGAAGCAATTTCAAAAGCTAACGATGCGGTTGAAGAATATAATAGAAAAATAAGGGGTTATTGATTTGTCAGGAAAAAGCACCGGCCTAAACCGGTGCCCGACCACATTATAACTTACTGACAGCGTGTTCGATGTACTGGGCGTGGGTAATGATAGTGTTGATGGTTTTACCCATATCCTTCATATAGTCACGGAGCCACATCAGTACACGTTCTGCTTCTTCCACATTGTGGCCATCACGTTTCAGATAGGCGAGAAGCTGGTGGAGTGTATCGTCTTCCGGTGACAGGAGAAAGTCATTGAGGATCTGAGAACGTGACTTCTTCGTTTTCGGGAAGCTGTATTCCTGCGCCACCTGCCCAGCAGGGATGAACTCACCTTCGTGAATGGTACGTTGCAGCTGATCCACCAGCGCCAGCAGTTCCTCGGTAGAGGCATTGCGGGGTAACGATTTATTGACCCGACCGGTGCCGCGGTACTTAGTGAAGTAGTTGTCTTCCAGAATCTCAAATACATCCCAGGCGCGATCGGTGTCCAGCATTTTGGCATGGCGGGCGGCACCGCGTTCGGTCCAGAGGATAATGCTTCTGGCGTTCTTTCCGATGATACCGTATCGAGTGCCTGCTTTGCAGCCATCAACAGGGTTACTTAAAGTAACTCTGTTCTTAAAATCCTTTAATATTGAACCAGTTAAATTGAAGTAATGCTTGCCTTCGGTAAAGCGATTTCTGTTTCTTGAATGGTTTGTTTTGATATTCTGGATACCGGTTTCATAGACATCAGCGAGTAATTCAGTAGTGATCACTGGCATGTTGTTATGAATGATAGACGGAAGGTGTGATACAGAAATGCTGAGATTAGTCATTTTGACGTCTCCTGTGAGATATTTTTTAAATCACCACCGGAGGTTCCAATCTCTTGGGTGGTGAACTGGACGGGGTTGGAACTACCGGACTCACAGTACCGGCCTACCTTTCGGTAGCCCCGCCCAGCCCACCATTGAAAAGATGTGGCTGTGCTTCGTGCATAAAAAAACCGCTAACGCGGTTATGCGCTGTGAGTATTCGGCGGGGTTCCAATCCCGGCACCAGATTTTGCTGGTGCATATTCACTATGGCGCATAATTTGGGGATTGTAAATATACCAATTTGGTCATGTTTTTGGAAGGGAAATGTGGTGATTATCTTAATCTGAGGGATGATCTTACTTTGGAATTCTTTTTGTGCTTGGGACCAGACCCATTAATTGAGTCATTTATAGTCTCAAACAACTCAAAATCAAACCAGGAAATATGGGTAATTTCATCAGTTGAAAGGATTATATCCAGTTTGTTGGTTACGGTCTTTTTGGTTCTGACTGTAGGGGCTGAGCGAACAGTTTTGGTGCTGGGATAGATGTTCGTAAACTCTACCAGCAGAGTATCTTTATTACGATAACCAGACATTATCGGGAAAATAGATATAAATTTATTTGGTCCTTCTTTTTCATTGGGATCAGATAACCCGTTTACGAGTCCAACATAAACTTTCTTGGAAGATAAATTAATTAAAACAGATCGCTTTGGCTCTGATTCCAGCGCATCAAAGAGAAGGGCATCCATCGTGCCTGATGACAATGTCTGTTTCAGGATGCGGGCATTTTTAGCTTGGCGGACTTTCGTATATAGAGCACCATGCTTTCTTTTATAGCGACATCCTTTATACGTGTTTTTTATCCAGGTGATAAAGACATAAAATAGGGCGAACACTATGGAAGTGAAAGACAGCAAAGTCAGCCAGATGTAGATCCTGTCACTATCTTCATTACCTGTAACTTTGAACTGAGTAACCAGAACTTTTACAGGGTGAAAGTCGGGGAATTTCCACTTAATTAATCCGGCTATGATTGTGGATGCAATCAGGCAAAACGTACCATACGTTGCTACCTTGAGGTAAAGCAACTGGCCGTCATGCCTGTGCAACCTAAAATAATGATATGGGTTAGCAATTACCATGATGTAACCGCTAACCAAGATAGGGATTAAAAGCAGTGCTAACAATTTACATCCTTATAAATTAGCGGCTTCTTGCTTTACAGACTATTGATCTTGCGAGCCTCTGCATTTCTATAACTTCAGGAAGCTCTGCCAGCTCGCTTGAAGGAATGTGAACAGCTCCGCGCTTATCAACCCGCACAGATGCGGTTGCGCGTCTGTGTGCGCGTACTTCCGGTTTTGAAGTACTTGATCCGCCACCCTGAGGATTAGAGGGCGAATCAGCGAAGTTTCTGGTACTCCAGAACCAACTCCGAATTGTGCTCATATTTATCTCCTCAATAGTGAATGGCCCATGAAAAACGCCATTGTTTATGTGTGATTATCGGTAGCGATTATCGGCACAGATTACCTGTCGGGTCATTAAAGTATACACATTGAAAGGCGAAAAAGTAAAACATACCGTATAAATTGAGATACTCGGCACATGTAGATCTAGATGTAGTATTTTTTACAGAAAGGCACCTATATATGGTGCCTTGTTAATATATTAATTATTTATTTAGCTCGGATAATACAAATTCCAAATGAGTTTTTACCGTCTGTAATTGTTTTTCAGAATAGTTTACATAGTTCTTCAGTGCCACCAGCTCCGTCATCGGCCCTGATACATCATGACCATCCTGATCCATTTCCCGTAGTAACTCCTCGAGCATCGATGTGATAGAAAGTTGTTTAATCCCGTCATTGTTATTTACTTTTTCTGCATAGTTTTCAGGCGATTGATACACATATTTCTGTTTCATTTTCCATTCCTATATTGTGCATTATTGCCTTTGTTATCATATCGATATGAAAGTAATTTGTTCATGTTTTTGTTTATATTTTTAATAAAAATAAAACCATTATTCCGTATATGGTTTGTTTTGGCTATCCTGTCAGTATTGACCAGGAGAAAAAGCCATGACCGTATCAACCGAACTTAGCCATGAAGAGTACACCGGCAACGGTGTCACCACTGATTTCGACTTCCGTTTCCGTATCTTTGAAGCCAAACACCTCGTTGTGTCCGTAGCTGACCCGGACGGAACGGAGCGAATCCTGACGAATGGTACCGACTACACATTGCGCGGTGTAGGCTCGTACCGTGGCGGAAAGGTAATTCTAAAAATGCCGCTGGCGACCGGCTGGAAAATCGGTATTGCCCGTGACCTGCCGGCCGTTCAGGAAACTGACCTGCGCAACCAGGGTAAATTCTTTGCTGAGGTGCATGAGGATGCTTTCGACTACCTCACCATGCTGATCCAGAAGTCGCTGGGGTATCTGTCGCGGTGCCTGCGTAAGCCGAGTTTTATCTCTGATCACTACGATGCCAAAGGTAATAAAATTTCCAACCTCGGAAAGCCGGTAAAAGACGGTGATGCGGTTGATCTTGGCACTATGAACGACCGTATTGGTGCTATTTACCGCCGCTCCCTGCGTGTGACTGATAAAGATATTCCGGCACTGCCTAATGCCGATGAGCGACGCAATAAGCAACTTGGGTTTGATATTAACGGATCTCCGGCGCTCTTTGATCCAGGGGAGACTGGAGCTTTAGGGTATATCCTGATTGATTCATTTGAGAAAGGCGCAGTAATTACAATGCGCTACCAGGCACTACGTCACGAAAGCACGGGAATATACTATCGGTGGGACGGACAGCTACCAAAAATCGTTAATGCTGGCGGGGATCCGGAATCTACTGGTGGTGTTGGCATTGGCGCATGGATGGCCATCGAAACAGTGACAAGCCATCATTTTCACAATTCAGTCCAGGAAATGAGAGAAAATAAATCATTACGCAGTGGTGAGTATGTAACAACCTATTCATACTCAGACGGTTTTCATGGCGGAGCTGATTATAAAATACAAACTTTGCAATCAATACGTGATTCGTTAAATGACCCGATGTGGGTTCCTGATAACATTATTAACCACCAGATAACCAACAAATTAGTCGCGGTCATTCAGATTGACAGCTGGTTGGATGTCACACAGGCTGGGGCAGTGCCAGATGGTATTACCGACAGTACCGCCAATTTTAATGCTGCGATAAATTATCATTCAACAGTCTGCTTTAAAGGCACGTATTTAATCGATCCTAGTAGGTCTGTAATTTTACGATCCGGCACGACACTAATAGGTTTCGGGCAGCAGCAATCAGTATTGTTGGCGAAATACAACACAGCCGGTAGCGTGATTCGTCGTGAACTGATTGAAGGACAGAAAAACGAGTACGTCAATAACATATTTAATGACAGCTTTTCTATTATGTTAAACCACATTCACCAGGACGAAGTTCCGGAAAATATTCAGAATGGATTCAACTTTCGTGATATTACCCGATCCACTATCAGTAACTGCTATGCCGGAAACTACAGAACCGGACTCGCTGAATCGCTCTATCCTAACGCTGCAGTTAAGCAACATGCTATGCGCGGAAATCTGTTTGTGATAGGAAACCGGCCGTCAGGTGACATTGCTTATTGCGGCGGTGAGGTGAACAAAATCATTAATTGTCGTGCGTGGTGGGGTAAGAAAGGCGTTGTACTGGATGATTATGAAACAACAGGAGGCAGCAGCGCTGCTTATGCAACCACAGTGCATGGCTGTGATATACAGACTGTTGAGAAGGGGATATCTCAGGAGTCCCGTTATAATACCGGGTGTTCATTTACCGATAACGTTATTCAGGATTTGAAAAAGAGTGCTGGGTCGACGGACCCAGTATATGCGTATCAGGTCTCCGGATATCAAAACAATATTTCTGGTGGATATATTGAAACCAACGCGTCAGGAATTGATGCCTGCATATTCTTTGACACAGCGTCACGTAACAACACGGCAGACATCCTGTACAGCACGGTGTCAGATGCCAAGTTTCTCCTTGATAAAGGGGTTAACAATATTGTTTCGTGGACAGGTGAAAATAATGTACGGAAAAATATTGAGGGTGGTATTTCGTATGTGGAATGCAGGGATGTTGCCTACGTCGTCATTAATGGTGCTGGCGACATACTGAATGGTCATAATGTGGACAGGGTCGTAAGAAACAGCGCAGGTGATTATAATATTACGTGGAAGACAAATCTGGGACTTACCGATAATTCCCATATAGATGTAACGTTACAGTCAAATGCGTCCTCACACCCCGTAACCGGATTCGTAAGAAGTCATGGTGGCTATACAACCAGGATATCCACCTACAATATTCAGACGTCGGCATATGAGGATTTTGGTAAGGTATATATATCAATCAAAAAGTAACGTACCAGAGGTGTTTTGGTGCGAGTCGCGACGTAAGTCTGCGCGAGCAACCATTAATGCGTTTTTGTTTATCTTTATTGTGCTGTAGCATCATGGTTATTTAATAATCATGGTGCTATGCAATGCATGAAGACCTCTCTGTAAAAACCACGCTCAGCCTTGCTGCGTTCCTCAGCTACTTTGCCGGGCTTCCTGCCGAGGTGGTGATGGGGTCCCTGATGGGGGCCATCTACTTCATCACTGCCGCAACGGAATACACACTGCTGCGCCGGTCGGTACTGGCCCTGGTCAGCTTTATTTCCGGCCTGCTGTTTTTCAGTCCTGCAGCGGCCATGTTCATCAAAGTAACCAAGATATTCGAGATCCCACCTGACGCCTACAGCATCGATAGCATCGACGCCGTGGGTGCTTTTGTATCTGCGTTACTGTCGGTGAAGCTGAGCATTAAAGCGTACCGAAAAGCGGATAGTCCGCAAGGAGGCAATGATGTTTGAGAAAGTCTTGATCATTCTGAATGCCGTTATCTGCTCAGTGATTTTTGTCCGGGTGTTTTCGTTCAGACGAAACGGCCGGCAGCACTGCGCAAAAGGGGCATGGATAGCCTGGCTCATTCTGTCTTATTCCGCGAGTGTGCCGGTGCGGGCCTACTTTGATCCTGTCTATCACGCTGATATCACCAGCGTGATTTCAAATCTTCTTATCTGTGCTGCGGTGCTGGCGTATCGCGGCAATGTCATGTCATTTTTTAAAGCGGGGTGATTTATGCCGGAACAGGTTAAACAAAAAATCTTTAAGGATGGTTTCGTTAATACAGGGGCGCGAGGGATTCGGAACAATAACCCAGGGAACATCCGTCACAGTAATTCGAAATGGCAGGGGCTGTCAGCGACACAGCCGGATAGTAAATTCTGCGCATTTATTTCTGCCGAGTTCGGCATCCGTGCGCTGATGAAGCTCCTGCAAACGTACTCAAAGTATCAGGGAAAGCCGGGTATCGGCTGCGGCAAGATCGACACAGTGGAAGAAATCATTGAACGGTGGGCGCCGTCTGGTGATAACAATCACACAGAGAACTACATTAAACGGGTATGTAAAGAAACCGGCTTTGGTCGTCATGACTGTTTAAATCTGTATGACAAAGACACGTCACTCGCAATGGCTAAAGCGATTGTGGCTGTCGAAAACGGACAGCAGCCATACGTCGATGATGTTTTTAAACGAGCCTGGACGCTGATCTGATGAAAAACATAGCCATTGCACTGATCGCTCTGGCTGTCTCTTTCGCTGCTGGCTGGTGGGCCAGCAGTACCCTGCATGATAACCGGCAGATGAAAGGGCAGATCGCCGATCAGCAGCAGGATAAGAAAGATGTGGCCACAAATATCGAACTGCGCCGGGAGGCAGACGAACGGCAGCAGGTAAGCATCGGGGAATATCAGGATGGAAAAAAGAGTGATACGATACGCACAGAGGCTTTGCTTGATCGGGTGCTTAATCATTTTGACCGCATGCAGCAGCCAGCCGGTACCGAGAAAGCAGAAGCTGCAGATCCCAGCCACGCCGATACCTGCCGAACTGAGAGATACAAGGCCGGTGAACTTTCTCGACAACTACGAAGCACACTTGAAAAGTATGGGCGTGAAGCTCAGCGGGCTGATGAGAATACCCGGCTCCTTAATCTCTGTATCATTGACCTGAAAGCGAAAGAAAAACTGCTCGAAAATTACCGGTGAAAAAGTGAACAGGTTCAGGTGTGACGGTATCAGTGACGGTATATTTTCAGGGTTGCAAAAATAAATCAAAATAAATCAATGCGTTACTTTTATAGAATATAATTGAGTGGGAATGATATACCTATAGTTTTTAACTACCGGTAATTATCAGAAAACCGAAAGCCATCAGTAAGTTACTGGTGGCTTTTTTACAAAATTAGTATTGTTAATAATTATATTATACTAATAAATGGCTTCTTAATTAATTTAAGCCATGCATCTGCGAAATAGTTGCCTTCATTTTCAGTTGTGTCGATCGTATCCCAATCTAAATTATATTGTACAAACATGATTTCACCATTTTTTTTGAAATGAGCTACAATAGCAGCTATATCCCCCTCAAATTTATCTATATTGCCAATACTGTACATAATCCATTCATTATCTTCCCACTCTTTGTTTAGAGTCCTCCAAAAGGTTTTAGGAACATATGAGGGAGAAACAAGTCGTTCTACTTCTTTTTTAGAAATTAAAATTCGGCGTCCTACTATTGGTAATCCAGTGCGTTTCATATAACTATATGAATTAAGCTCAAAAATGTCACGAACCCATGATGATAATTGTGATTTGCTATTATTTTTAATACATGTTGGAAGTATATAATCATAGCTTTCTTTTATTGAAGTGATATCCCCTATATAACTATCATCCTCATAGATAAAATTCACTAAAACTTTTCGTGGCTTTTCTAATGATAGTAATTTAATATCGAGTGGTATTATTTTTTCATTTGATAGCATGAATCTGGATATTTTTAAATTACTATATTCAAAGATGACTTCTAGTTCTTGAATGTTAAAATTAATAAGGTCGTGCATTAAATCTATAGTTGGTTTTTTTTCATACAAATTAAAGGCGGATAATATACTTGATACTGTTTTTTCAGAAATATCAATCATAATTTCATTTTTAAACGGTGGTTCTTTTTTATTTAATGCTGTTCTTTCTAAGTTAAGAGGTAATTTACTATCCTGATCAAAAATGACAATGTCAGGCGTGTTGTATTGAAATAAATTGTATTTCCCTATTTTTTCATTAAGCAAGATATCAGCATTTTCACTTATAATAATTCCATTGCAGAATAGTTTTGATCTTGGAGGGCGTCTATTTTCTATTTTTGGATGTTTCCAAATAATATCATCAAAGTCTTGGTGGCGTGTTCTATACCAATCATCAGTTAGAGTACTATTGCAACTTGGTAATATATATTTCTGTGGCAATGTGGCTGTTTTGTTTTTCTGTACGATAATTCGTTCTATTTTTAAATCTGTATGAACATACCAATCCCAGCCGCCTCTATTTCTATTTAGTTTTGAAACTGTTTCTTCATCAATTTCGACTGAAATACGTGTACCAATATCAGCATTGGTATGGGTTACAATAATTTCTGTATCACCCCTCGTGCACTTAAATAATAAGCCTTTGTTAGAGGGTTGTGTTATGTGCCTGGTAGTTACCTGGAGGGTATCTCCTAATAAATAAGCTGCGAGTAATCCAATACCAAACCTACCAGTTCGATGAACAGTAGAATGGCCATCTTTAACATGATTCTTACGCCACAAATCACTATTTCTGAATGATGCACCGATATTCAAAAAATATTCATTAATAGTGTCCAGAGTCATTCCAATACCATGATCAATTATTTCAAGATGACCTTTTCCATTTTTATTTATTGTTAGTATGATTTTTATATCTGGTTCAGTGTTTTCTCTGTAATTTAAATGTGAAAAATTTTTTTGAAAGTCTTGGTATTCTTTGCAAGCATCAACTGAATTTTGTAAAAGTTCACGGATGCCAATATAAGGGTTGTCACCATACAACGGAGCGATAAGTAACTCCATCATCTCGGAACTAGCAGTACGAAAGCTTAAGATTTTTGGAATGAAACCAGGTTTTTTTACTTTAATGTATTTTTTTTCATCATCTAAAGATGAACGAATCCGGCGAATATTTATTCCTAAGCTTGAAAATTCTTTATACCTGCCATAAATTTCACCTAACAC